TATATCTTCTAAGCGTTGGATTCTATCAAGAATCCGATGAATCATCTTCATACCATCTCCATAACCCCAAATATCTCAGCTACAAATCTACTTACAACCTCTTTCACAGATTCATTTCCCGCCATTGTATCAATTCGTATTCTTCTGATTCCGAAGTTAAGATATGCGTTTCCTTCAAAGTAATACATATTGGAAAGTATTAATTTTCTTATTACTGATTCTAATTTTTCACATTCTAGACATAAATTGACGTCCATAGAGATCAATTCAAACTTGGTATCTGTAGATATCATGTTTTATTCCTGATATATTATTTCTTCTTTTTCTTTTCGCCTGCTTCAGAGTAAGCTATCGCTACAGCTTGTTTCTGAGGTCTTCCCGCTTCCATTTCTCTTTTGACATTCTCAGAGAATCCTTTCTTTGTTTTGGCTTTAGCGCCTTTCACTAATGGCATATTCTGTTTCCTTAAAATTTTTGCTCTATTACGAGCTCCTATTGCTATATGCTTGAGGACAAGTTCAAGCGTAGAATCAAAATCATCGCTTATAGCTTTAAACTGCTTAGCCAACTGCTTGTTCGAACTTCTTTGCGATTTCATCTCTGTATGCCTTATCATTGCAATACCTTGAATAGTTTGAGGCCATTTCAGATTCAACCTGCGCCTTAGTTAAAGGTGTAAATGAGTTTGGAACTACTGACCCTATTGGTGGTTGTGATCTCTGGTGATATTGATATTGCCTTATTTCATCTAAAAATTCCACAACATCAGCAGTATCGCATATTTCACTTAGTGTTGCCAGCGATTTAGGAGATAAATTATTCTGTGCCCACAACGTGACTGTTTGAATCTTTTGTGCTCCGTCAGGTCCAAGCTTTTCAAGCTCTTTAGAATGGTCAGGAGTTCGAGCCTGCGCATATTTAACAAAGGTATCAATTGCTTTTGAGAACACATCCTGACTAAGTCTGTTAATTTTAGAGAACTGGATGAATTCCTGAATGTTTGGGTCTGCCAAATCAAACGATTCTTTGTATTGACCAAAATCATATTCTTCTGGAGCACCTTGAGTTGACCCTATCATCTTCTCAGCATGAGGCAAAGCCTGAGCCTGCTTCTCAAGATTGTATCCGTATTTCTTAAGCAACCATTCTGGTCTGTCCCCTTCTCCTTTGACGCCGTCTCGGACAAACCATTCTGTGCCGATATTCTGATCTGGAACTACAGACAAATCAGGTCGGACGGATTTCAAATCTCCGAGCAATCCACTAGAGGTGGGTTGAGATTGAGGTTGTGAAGCTGGATGAGCTTCTACTGTTGCATCCATTGCTTGTGCTGGTTCAGACATTTAAATCTCCTTATCGTATTGGCTTTAAAATATCACGTCTATTCAACGAAGTTATTTTCTCATTCTGTCTCTTCTGTTGTTGGTACTCTTCGTATATCATAAGTTGATTTGCGAGGTTACCAATAATTGTATATAGATTTTTTACAGCATCAGCATCTCTTGTATCAATCGCATAATCATAAAAATCTAATAGAGATGGAATTGATTGATTCAGCCTTTCATTAATTTGACCTATATTCATTAGCCATTCACTCCTGCAATACGATTCTTATGATTTAATCCCAAACTCCATGGGCCGCGAATTCCCTCCTTGAAGCCTTCCCAATAAATTGCGAAGTTGGTGGCATTTGGGTCTGCAACCGAAAACAAAGCAGGAACCACAAATCTCTCTTTTAATATTTCAAAAAGCTTCATCCCATCTGGATTAATGTGAAAGACCTCATAACATAATCTCTCAAGTTCAACTTTCTCTTTTTCAACAAGCTGCATCTTATTGCGAAATTCCTCTTGCCGTGGATCTACCTCAGGCTGCAAGAGCGGGTTGTTGTTGTCCATTCATATCTCCTTGTTGCTGCATTAACATCATCTCTTTTTCTTGTGCTAATTCACTTTGTTCTTTAAGCATTTCCTCCATGCTTTTTTTATCATTTAAGATTGTCATATCAACACCCATTTTGTTCGCCATCCAATAAGGCTGCTCAACTGGATTCAAATATGTGATAGCAGCTTCAGGGCCATAGATTCCTTGTAGCAATTGATACCACTGAGTGAAGTTGGCAACATCTTGTTGCCCTTGAGCCACAACAAGGGGAGATTGATATTGTAATTGGATTTCACGACCATTTATTACAATGGGCTCAAGAAATCCTTTCTTCTGCAATATGTAAATCACACGTGAAATTATCTTTGATAAATATTCTTTTTGTAATCTTGTAAATGGTGGGCCTATTTCCTCGGCAAGATTACGCTGGCGCAAGGCCAGCTCTGTAGCTGTCTTGGTAGGCCCGTCAACCGGTCCAAGAGGATCTGCATACATCAATATATTGATTTGATTCCTCAAGTCTAATAGTGTTAATTGTACAAACTGTGGTGGTGAATTGTCCGGAAATGGAATGATTGGGAATTGTCCATTTGAATTAGGAGCCACCGGAATCATTGTGTTTGGCGATAACACAAAGGTCCAAGGATTAAAAACGCCATCACTCGCACCCATCCAAGGTTTCGCGGCATTGAAATTAGCAGTCACCAATTCTAATCGTGCAATCTCATTTGCACTCAACATCGAAGGCAAAGCTTCCATAACGGGTCCGCGACCCCAAGCTTCATTTGAATTCTTAGACCATCTGTAAGTTATCCACGGAGAACTATCACACCACTCTTCAATCAATAATTGGTTCTCGTGCATGACAATGTAAACGAATTTACCCTTTGAACCCATGTCTTTTCCGACTTCAATACAGCCTTCTATTAACATTTTCACGTTAGCGTTGGGATCTTGTTTATAAAGCATCTCCATTTCATTAGTGAGCTTTGCATTTGGCCAAAGCGCCATAATCTCATCGATCCTGATTTGGTCCCACCACCGATATTGACTCTCGATAATGCCTGAGGCTGATTCTTCAATAGCAACACGAGCAAGAGAAGGCGCACTCCAACGAAGCGGATCATCATCAGGACCTTCATTACAAATTAGATTACCGGTGCCGATCGCAGCGTCATATAGAGACTCATGATTGGCCAAATCGAAATTCGACTTGTGCAGAAAATTAAATATAATATCTGTTCGCTTTTGAAGTTCAACATTAAGATGCTCTTTAAACTCTTCATCGATGCTTTCCCCTGCTTTCAGCTTTGCCCAAACCATCTGTGGTGGTGTAATAGCATTTAAAACTTTGCTCACAAACTTACGTGTTGCAGCAATTAGAGTTGTGTCATACACCTTACTATTCTTTTGGGCACCCTGAGTTTGCTGTGTCCAGTAGAACAAATTTCGACCCGGAACCGCATAATGAGAGCAAGCTTCATGAAGCGATATCCACTGGTCTGCCACTGAGCGAGCACGCTTATAACGACGAGTATAATATTCTTCTTTCGTTATATGGTTATGAAATGGCAACTTTGTAGCAGGTTTCATCAGCCTAGCCTCTTGCTCATTAGATTACCAAGCATTCCATTAGGTTCGTCTCCGAATAGTCCGCCCCTTATTCGGCGTCGATTGCCTCTGGCAATCCCCTTATTCAATTTTTGTTGCGAAGCTAATTTCTCTGAGTCGAGTGCTTGCTGTTGTAATCGTAAGGCACTTCTAGAACGCTCAAGCTCGGCAAGATGAGCGCTTGCTTGCGAATTTGCTTCCGCATCATAATTAGGAGCAGATACTTCATGGCTATCATAAGCTCCAATTAGTTTTAGTGGCAATTTAAAAAGCTGTTTAAATTTCATGTCACATCCTTATATATCTAGTAAAACCCAAATGACTCCTTCCTGAGTCTCATCAATCAATTTTTCATAAAGCACAAACTTTATAGTCTTCTTTGGCCTCACGAGCTTTTTAAGTTTCTCTATGTCTGCCTTAAGTCCCATATTGAGCCTCTACCAGTTGTTTTAATCGGTCAACCTCTTCTGCCACCCTTGTGGATTGACTAATGTTAGCCCCAGTTGCAATCATCCCCACAATCTGGTTCGCCTCATTGCCTGTTAGGTTTCCTTGAGCTATCTCATTCTTAATGACATCATATTGGTCAATAAAAGACTTTGCTTTCTTTAATAAAGGAATGTGTAATTTTCGATGTTCTGTTTGTCCAAACCTATTACGACCTATGATTGACCATAATTTAACGTTGAACCCTTCTGTTCTTAAACCAACCTCGCCAACTTTTTGATGATGAAGCTTCGCAAGCTGCTTCGCGTGGTCATAACTTTTGGAGAACTCTGGATACTTTTTAACCCAATCGTAAAACGCCTGTTCGCTAATTTCGGCCTCTGAGCAAAACGAGGCAACATCGTCACCATTTTCAAAGAGAGCTATTAACATAGGAATGTGAACATCTTGGTCGTATTTAACCAGATGCCCATCGATAATTCGCCTCGCCATCCTTTGGGCTTTTTCTGAAATTTCTATTGCCATAATCCCTATGGTCTAAAGTTGATGCACTATTATGCTAGTTTACTATTACATTATTACAAAAGTAAATCCTCTTCTATAATTAAATAACAACTTGACAAAAAGACGTCTAGATGCTAAGATGTCTTTATACCTTGACAACTTGATGTCAAGGTGTTTTAACAAACATCAACGGGAGAATTTTATGGCAAGAGCAAAAAAAGAAATTGTTAAAGAACACGACGTGTACAAATCTAAGATTCAGATTTACCTGAAAGAAGCAAAGAAATTTGAGAGGCTTCGTGACTCAGCACAAGACGTGGTTGAGTATTACCTCGAGAAGCTTGGTATCTCTCACGCGTAATGTAGGTTAAGTCTCACATCATTCGTATCATCTTCCCGCGTAGAATGAAATCTACCGGGAAGATTAATGGCAAGGGACTGCCTTTCAACGGGTCATTTCAAACTGCGCATCCCCTACCATTGGTTTTTGAAGCAAATTCAAATTACATAATATGTGACCTACATCTCTTTCAGAAACTAATGATTGATTTTTGGTCTTGTAATCATTTATCCTGCGCTCATGTTCAATCTCAGCCGCTTTCATCTTCCGTTCATAATTTTCGTCAGTTAATTTTTTATCAGCTTCCTGTTTCTCAACTTTGATTTTTTCTAAGTCTGGATAATCCTGCTGCAAAGCGCACCGTAAAAGTCCCCAGGGATTCGATTTTGCGCGTTTTTCCGTGTACCCCACCTTTTCCTCGAGTTTTTTAATTCCGTGGCGCTGTGCCCAAAATTTTAAGGATTTGAGTGTTCCTCCCTTTGCATCGAGTTTGTGCATTCGTTCAAACAAAGATTGGAGCTGTTTTTCATCAAAACAGTGATTATCAAAATAATCACTGTTTGTTAGTTCTCTTTCTTTTAAGTATGGGACGTCAATTGAATCTTCTCTCACAAAATCAACAACAGCAAATTTATTTTTCTGGGTCTTGGTATTTGTTGTTGTATTGGTTGTATGAGTTTTAGGATTAGTATTAGTTATATTTGTATATCGGTTCATTTTGAACGTTTCGGCTTCACCGACACGTTCATTTTGAACCTTTCGGGAATAAGAAAATTTATGAATACAAAATTCCAAGAAAGTACCTAGTTTTTCGTTTCCGCCCCTGTGAAGTTTTAAATAACCGTGAATACGAAGTTCTTCAGAAACTTTTCGCCAGACTCTATTTCCATATCCAAGATTTGTTTGGATTTCAGATGGACGAGGTTGCCAATCTTTTGGAAGGCTTGCCAGATAAACTCCTGTGGCACGAGTCTCAGCTGATAGATCTTTGTTTTGTGCAAAATCAACTGGGATTGTAACGAAGGGCTGTGAATTATTTAATTTTATTTTGTTTTCTAAATTACTATTATTTGTATATATAGTGTTGACATTAATATTTTTCATGGGCTATACTTCCCTTACCGTTGAATGCCTGGCATGAAATCCCAGGCAAGTTTGAAACCAGTTAGTGAAGGCCGATCAGCCTTCACTAACACCAAAATGTTTAAGAACTATAAACTACAAAATCAAAGCTCATCAAGTAGGTCGCTTAAAATATCCTTGACGTTGTTTCTTAAGTAATTTCTGTTTCTTAATCTTAATCGCAAGCTTTTTGACCAAGTCATTGAATGTCATCTTAGTCTTGGATTTTTGAAGCCCGTAAAACTCCTCCCAGGCTTCTTGGTCTTTCTCAAAGAGCCAACGGTCCATATCATCATCCATAAATTGTCCATCCCAATATTATTAAAATTGCGAACAAACTAATCCGTTCAAGAGTTTTAGTGTGGTTCGAGTTCTTCGCATGCGCCAATAGGTCATTGTGCAAATAGTTGTTGCATATCATTTCGTTTCCTCCTATTATGAAGTTGACATCATGTCATCTTGACTACTAGACGACATGGCCTTTTAAAATCAAGATGTCTTGATGTTTTAGCATTTTGACACCTTGACATCTTTGTGTCAAGGCATCTACAAGGAATATTTAATGGCTTTTATAATTTCTTTTTCAAATGAGAAAGGCGGGGTTGGTAAAACCACAAATACTATAAATGTAGCTTATGGACTACAAATGAGAGGATATAGGGTGATCGCTATTGATGCCGATCCTCTTGCTCATTTACGAAAATGGCACGAAAAAAATAATGGCGAAAAATTAGATGTACGAATAATGGATCGAGAAAGCTTTTCAAATGACATAAAAAGAGTGGCTAATGAAAAAACAATTATTGTTATAGATGGTCCACCGGGATTAGATAAAATTAAAATCCAAATGCTTAAAGTAAGTGATGTAATTATTGTTCCGGTTTTTTGTTGCCCATACGATGTATGGTTGTCTGAGAATGTGATTTCTGCGATTCGAGAAAAGCAGGAGCTGACCGAAGGTAAACCTAAGAGTGCATTTTTAGTCAACAGAGTAAAGAAAGGAACTAATCTTGCGCGTGATATTGATGTTGAAATAGCTAATTCAAAATTTCCTGTCTTAACTGCCCGCATAAGTGATTCCGTTGCTTTCCCCACATCAATAGCAAAAGGAGATACTATTTTTTGCACAGGCGAATCTGCTGCGGGTTCCGAAATGAATACTGTCATTGAAGAGATAATTGCGAGATTTATTCCGGGAGATTACTTAAATGTCAAAAATTAGGAAAGGTTTAGAGTATGAAAAATTCAAAGAAGAATTGCTTAAGGAAGATTATAATGTAAGAGTTGGTTTCCGAATTACTGAAAAACAACTTGTAAAATTTAGAAAATATTGTTTTAATCTAAAAATGAAAAATGAAATTTTGAATGAATCGGATTGGTTCAGAAAGTTCGTAGACGGCTTACCGGAGGAATAGATGGATAAAACTAGAATTGATAAAACCAGAAATGAAGAACTTAAAATTCTTGAGGATGCAAATAAAATTCTTTCACAATATTGCGGTGAGGAATACCCGGCTAATGAAGCTGATAGAAAAAAGATTCGAGATGCTATGATAAATGAAGCTGATAGAAAAAAGATTCAAGATGCTATGATGACAGTAATTAGATATTCAGCTAAACATAATTTAGAAAATATACTTATGGCTTATATAAAAAGAGCAAATGAATTTTTGAAGGAGAAATAGATGAACGAAAATCAAGATGAAAAGACAGAAAGCGAAAAAGCATTCGAAAACGATATTGAAGAATATGGTATGAGAATTCAAAAACAAATTTTAATAGATATGCTGAATCTTTTATCCAAGCTTGAAGATGATATGTGTAGTGAACTTGATATGCTTAATGAAAAGCATAATGTTAACGTTTGTAAATCTGTTGGTCATGCAAGTTTTATGATATCAATTTTTGATAATATCATTAGGATGATAGATCGATATCGAGAAGCAGCAAAAATTTCTTTAGTAAATCTTTTAGAAAATGTAGAAAGCAAAAACAGGATATGCATTTTAAAAGAATTTTCATTGAAAGAAGATAAGGTTCACTGAAGTTATGACTGAAGATAAATTAAAAAAAGAAATTAAAAATCCTTCATAATATGCGTCAGCTTATCTAATCTTCCTTGCCCAACAATTTGTCTTACAAAATTTACCTTCTCATCAAATATCATCATCATCTCATCGCGATAAAGTGTTGACTCTTCCATGTTATGAATTCCATATTCTTTTAAAATAGATTCAAGTAGATCACCTTTTCGCATTTGAATTCTATCAAGAGAAAATGAAAGTACTTTTTTCCCTTTATCGGAATTACAAATTTGAATTAAAATGGCGTCTTTAAACGAGCTTAATGATGTGACAGAGATATCACTTTTCAAGACCTTAATAGACTCACGAATTTCTGTAATTTCTAAGAATAAAAGTGTTACAATTTTCTTCAATACTAATTCAGAATAGAAGTCCCGTATCATTCCCTTAGCTGTTGCAACTTGAGCCGTTTCCATGGTTTCTCCTTAAACTATAATGTCTCGGTCGTTATCGATGGGATCTAACATTTGAAGTCTATCGTTTAAATTCCTAACCTCTGAAAACAAGCTATTAATAATGTCATCTTGTTTGTCCATCCTTTTATAAGTTTCTCTTATAACTTCCAAAAGAGTTTCATCAGATACTTTTGTTTTCTCTAAAGCGTATTCCGCAAAATCCTTTTCCACTGACAAAATATGGGCTTCAAGATTCAGTACCTTTTCTTCGAGAATGATGATTTCGTCCGTTACCATTTTTGCCTCCCAATTCTTTATCTAGGTAATATTTTATCATTTTTCTAATAACTGCGCCCTGGGTAACTCGTTCTTTATGTTTAATTTTATTAATGATTTCCAAATCACCCGGGTCAATCATAAAATGGCATCGAATTTTTTTTTCAATTTTTTCACTCATAACTATTGACATCCTTTTTAAAAAAATATAATATGCACATATGGGCATATAAACATATGCATAACTAACCAAGGGGAATTATATGAGCGCAACGCAAGAAATACAAGTAGAAAATCAGGACAGGGAAATGATGGATTTTTCGTCATACGACAAAGCCATGCAATGGGCAAAGCTGATTGCAGATTCAGACATATGTCCAAAGGCTTATAAAGGGAAACCAGGCAATGTATTAATAGGTGTTCAATATGGAAAAGAGCTTGGCTTAAAAACGATGCAGTCCTTGCAGGAGGTTGCTGTTGTTAATGGTAAGCCTACTTTAGCAACCGATGCCATGTTGGCTTTTTGCCTATCAAAAGAGAATTTTCAATTTCAACAGTGGTGGGATGGTAAAATTGAGGATAATAGTTTAACGGCTTTTTTTAAGATAATTCGCCACAATCAAAAAGAATATATTCAACCATTTTCAATAGCTCAAGCTAAGAAAGCAGGCCTTTGGGGTAAAGAAGGTCCATGGACAACCTATCCAGACCGCATGCTTATGTATAGAGCCAAAGGCTTTGCTTTGAGAGATAATTTTCCACATCTGCTAAAAGGTTTCATTTCATTAGAAGAAGCTCGTGATTATCCTGTTCGAGTTGTTGATATAAATGCTCCTAAAGTTCAGGAAGTAAAACAACCTATAAGCGATGATACATACAACAAGATGATGGACTTAATTGAAGCTAAAGAAGTAGACACGAAAGAGATCAAGAAATGGGTTGACAGAGCAAAAGTTGAATCTATGGACCAATTTAGTGAGGAGCAGGGCGCACTGATTATCCAGATGCTTGAAAAACGTCCAACTACCATTGAAGCAGAAAAGGAGTAGGAGATTAAAATGATTATTGATGCCATCAATGAAAATTTGTTACGACTAGGATATTTTTTAAGGAAGGTAAGAAGTACAATAAGCTCTTTGGTAATGCAAATGGAAAAAGACCATTGTTATGTTTACTATCAACACAGTATTAATGATATGTTAACTGACATTCAACACAGCATGAATCAGATTGGGGCAATAAATGAGATTATGGTCAAGATGAAAGAAAGGGGAAAAGCATGAAAGCAATTGATAAAATGATTGGAAAATATGTATTAATTAGAAGCTATGCTTCTGGCGTGCACGCTGGCGTATTGGAAGAATATGATATGACAACTCGTCATGTAGTTTTGAAAGACACAAGAAGAATTTGGTACTGGGAAGGAGCTTTTACACTATCAGCAGTTGCACAAAATGGAATTAAAGAAGGAAAATTATCAATACAACAACCAGAGCTTATTGTTACTCAGGTTGAAGAGATAGCTCTATTTTCTCCTGAAGGTGAAAAAAATATTAGAGGATTCAAAGTGCATGAAATTAATTGATTATATATTTTCCCGGGACGCTTCCTGGTACGGGGAAGGACACGGGTACGGGGAAGAACACGGGTACGGGGAAGGACGCGGGTACGTGTCCGGGGCCGGGTCCGTGTACTTGTCCGGGTCCGGGTACGGGGCCGGACCCGGACCCGGGTACGGGGAAGGACACGGTTACGGGCACGGGGAAGGACACGGGTACGGGGCCCGTGCCGGTTCCGGGGCCGGGTAATAAATAGGAGGCTAAAATATGAGACTTTTATGCAAAGGAGGAGGAGACGATAATCATAGGTTTATTGTTACTCTTTGGTGGGAGGAAAAGGCCCGAGAAATGTATCGTGTAGCAGAAAGTAAAATCGTAACACAGAAAGAAGCACGTAATTTTATATGCGAGAAATGCTTTTTAGCGCTTGATATAGACGAAGTGAGGCAGATTAGACATACAATGGATAAAGAAGAGGAAAACCTAAATGATGATTGAAATAGGGCCAGAGTTAGCAAACACGGTATTTTCATGCTCCATTGTATTTTTAATTGTTTTTTTCTTGTACATTTTAAAAATTAAATGGACCCTTGCAGCAAAAATAAGATTAAGAGTTATTGAAGCATCAGAAAAAACCGGACGCAGCTTGAGATTTAAGGATGGATTAAATGAGAGAGATTAAATTTAGGTGCTGGGATCTTGAAGATAAAATAATGCATAAAGTGCATACGGTTAAAAATTCTACAGCAGGAATAAGAGTTTGGATTGAAAGATCCTATCATTTTCCTTACAAATTATATTGGACAAATCTCTCGAAAAATTGGGAACATCGAATAAGAAAAAATTGCGAACTTATGCAATACACAGGCATGAAAGACAAGAATGGATTTGATATATATGAGGGGGATATTATTAAGGCTAAATGGACTGAAGATATGCATAAATTTGAAGTTATTTTTAGTGAATATGCATTTAAATGTACTTTGTTATATTCAAATGCGGGATTTTACATTAATTTATATGAACTGGAAGGAAATGATGTAGAGATTATCGCGAATAGATATGAGAGACTAGAATTATTGGAGACAAAATGAAAAAGCGAAAAATTAAATATTACAAAGCAAAAAATAAAACTGCAACCAATGGTATGGGTTTTATAGTTTTACTCAAAGAGCCAATTACGATTACTTTGCCTAAAGAGGCCCAAATTGGAGACAGATATGAAATATATGGGGGCGGAAATTCTTTATTTAAAATAAGTTGTTGTCCAGGAACGAAACAAAAAATATTTATACCCGATTGGAATGAATCAGAATTTTTAACAAGCAACATTAAGATTGGAACGATAGGTGGAACTATTATATCAACAAATATTAATGATTGTGCTGAAATATTATGTATAAAAGGATTCAATAAAGAAAAAGAAACAGATGCAACATTTTTAATTTCAGGTATTGGAGAGTTTATAAATGAAACTTAGAGATATCCTAAACATGTTAACCGAGATTGACTGTGAAGATTATGAAGTGTTTGTAACAGTTGACGAGTCTATTTCTGCTGTTAAACGGGATAAGTTTTTATCTTTTATTGATGATGAAAAAAAAGAAGTGATACTTTGTTTTCATAAGGATATTATTAAAAATTACAGTTTATATGCTTGTCATAAAGAAGAAGATATAGCATCTATTGAAATTTGTTCTCAAAATGCACAGGTCTAGATAAGTCCGGCCTCACAAAATGTTCCATCCAGGATACTGCAAAATACCGAAAACTATCCGCGCAATGACTAGACCAATCATGAAGAGGCGCATCTTTAAAGACTCTTAACTCATCATCCCAGAGCTTCTTATAATGAGTAAGTGCTTCAATGCCTGCTTCACAGTTCTTGGCGTGGAATACAACCTGAGGAAATATCTTTCTAACAGCATTTATACCTTGTTGGATGCTGATATCAGGAGCAATCATAAAACTTATACCGCATTCTTGAGCAATACGTAGGGTCGATTTAACAGTCTCACCCCATTGTCTGTTTCTTAAATCATGAGGGCCGAAATGGTGAGAATAGGTAATACCATGATTAAATGCGAACTCTCGTAAAACTTTTTGATAATGGTCAAAACCATGTCCACAAGCCTCATAGTAATTAATCATCTTGAGCTTATCCCCATCAGGCTGCAAGAACCAAATGGCAGTAGAATCTCCAATGCCTATGTCCCAGAATGTGAGCACCTTAAGGTTCTTTTTAATCTCGAAATTAGAGATCCTGCCCTCTATATGAGCTTCGGTTATCTGCCTTGTGTAATAAGCACCAACACTACCTGAATCCCAAGAGCAATAATATTCTTGCTGAATCATTTCTTCAGA